GCCTGCCTGATACATCGGGTTATAGCCGGCAAACTGCTGAGTCGGCAAAGCGCCAGCGACCCCTTGGGCCTGCTGAAAGTTGGCCAAGAATGCTTCTTTGATCTGTGGATCAATGGAGCTTGTTGATGTAGTTGTTCCACCTTTAGACATATTGCCACCTTATCCCAGTAAAGATTTCATTTTCTTGGCAGGCACTTTGCCTTCATTGATCATGTCCAGAAGTCCCTTGCCATATTTATCGACTGAAGACTTCTTGATGACGTATTCACCGCGCATCATGTTGACTTGACCCTCATCAGGACCAGCAGGGTCAGGGCCAAAGACTCTGGTAATCAGACCACCCATGGCCGCACCAGAGCCTGGAGTTCCATCGCTACCAGGCGCTGTGCCAGTGGCACTTGCAGCCGCAGCCGCAGCAGAGTCGGCAGCCGTGGCAGCAGCAGCGTCAGCCGATGAATCGGCAGCGCCAGCGCCATAATAATCAGCCAATGTCACGCCAGATTTAGCCGCAACATCTCTTGCTAAATTGGCAGCCGCAATACGCTCATACAAAGCTGGGTCATAGCCGCCCATGCTCAGATTGCCGACCACGCCAGCGTAGGGATTGCCCACTGGTCTCATCTGGCCCATGATCTGAGAGTATGGGGATGCACCACCAGCTGTCACCGCAGGGTTGTATTGAGACCCAATGGGGATAGATGTGTAATTGTTGAAGTTCTGCGCAAAGCCTTGGGTCGCATTTGAAAATGGTGCAGTCGCGTTGAACCTTGTCTGCACATCATTTTGCGATACACCAGTCAGACCAGCCACTTGGCCAGCCGTGATGCCAAGACGATTCATCTCAGCTGCAATCTGCTGGTCAGTCAAGCCTGGAGTGGACTTGAGCCAGTTTGAAAATGTTGTGAAATTGGCCTGATTTCCTGTTGTTGTTGTTGTTTTATTCAGTGCAGCCAGTCTTGCCGCTTCTGACGCTGCTCTAGCATTGGCCGCATTCAAAGCAGCTTGCGAATTGGCCAATGCCGTGGCATTAGCAGCAGCAGCCGCATCAGCAGCCGTTTGCGTTGAAATTACCTTCAGTCGCGCAGTAATCTCACCGACTGGCACGCCAGTCATGTTTGATGCCTGCTGCACAGTCAATCCAAGACGATTAAATTCAGCGGCAATTTGCTTGTCGGTTAGACCAGGCGTTTGCAGAAAGTTAAAAAACGCAGTCTCTTGGGTTGTGCCAAATCTTGGAGTTGTTGTCGCCCCAGCCGTGCCAGCCGTTGTGCCACCAGTCGTGCCAGCCGTTGTGCCACCAACTACATTGGTAGCCGTGCCAAGCCTAGACTGTACATCTGCAAGTGGAACACCAGTGAGCTGAGATATTTGAGGAGCTGTAACAGATAATCTGTTTGCCTCATTCGCAATTTGCGCATCTGTCAGACCAGGAGTCTGCAAATATGCTAAAAATTGTTCTGTATTTGTGGCCATATTTATCCCCTAAAGTTCCTTTGCAAGTACAGCCCATTGTGGACTGTAGCCTTCGTCTTTCAAAAATGTCTTTGACCAGCCTCTGCGGCCTGCCAAGGTCACTCTGGTGCAACCAACTGACTTGCCCCAGGATTCGATCAATGGTCTCATCCGTGAGAGTTCATCTAGGTCGCCACCAGCCAGAAAATAGTGCAAATTCTTTAGCCGCGGGTAGACAATGATCTCTGTCAATACCACCGAGTCTTTGGCTGGCCACAGCTGTAATCTGTTTTGCTCAACCATCTCAGCGACATCGTCAAAATTATGTGTGCCTCCACTGTATTCTAAGGCAGCCTCCACATGGTGGCGTAACCTTTCCAATTGTTCTTGGTCGCTCATCGCTTGCCACTTGGGACTGCATCAAGCCTCATCACCCCAATGCGCCAGTCAGCCAATGTGTTGCCAGTCACCTTCACATTGACCTGGCGCGCTGCAAACCGGACATCAGTCGGGTTGGCTGCCGTGTATGGTCCAAATGTGGATTGTGTGCCAGTGGGGTAATTTCGGGTTTTGAATGAAACCACCGCCTCACCCAAAGTCTGCTCGTCTGGAACAACTTGGCGAATAGACATAATGTTGTCGCCATTGCCTAATTGCACTGGGCCACTTTCAGCATAAAGGCTGGCGCTGTCATAGGCAAAGCCAACTTCATGCTCATAGATGTAACCATCAGTTGAGACCATCAATGGGTTCACAAAAACACCGGCATCAGTGCCAGCAGTTCTAGCCAATGTGCCTATGTTCCAGTGGTTTTCTCTGTAATTGAAAGTGACATAACTGTCATTCTCATTGCTTTGGCTGCTTGGGTAATACCACCAAATCTCACCATACTTGCTGTTGTGGACTGCATAGACCTTGGATGCCTGGTTAAAGTTGATATTACCAAAGACATAGTCCGACACATCGCTTGGCAGTGGCTTGACATAGCCGTCATAAATCCAAAAGCCAGACTTGCTCATCCAAATGGCCGCAGTGTCAATGGCCGCCACAGACTGGGCCGAAATAAGGCCGCAGCCGCTTCCAGCCTTCTCAAAGCCATAAACGAATGGCGCGCCAACATACTGGGCCGTGTGGACATCGACATCTGTAAACAGCAGATTGACACCCTTGACTCGCTTGCCAGCCAGAAGTGTTCCAGGCGTTGCCAGCTCATAGTCGCCTGCCTGGTTGTCGGTTGCCGGTGTCCAGACTGTATTGTTCTCTTGGTCGCACCACTGGACTTTGCGCGGGTTGCCACCAGCTCCAAGGGCAAACAGAATTCGCTCGGCAGTCACCAAAATAGCCTTATTGCTTGTTGGCGCGTTGGTAATGGCCACTGCCAATGTGGGCGTGGTAAAGCCCAATTGCCACTCATATATTTTGCCATCAGCGTTGGAGCAAGCCACCAAATACTCGCCCCATGTATCCATGGACCATGTTGTGGCTGGGGTGATCAAGCCAGTGTCTGGCCGTGCCGTGCCATAGGCCAATGTGCCATAAGTGCTGTAACCATAGCCAGTCTTTGACAATGAATCCGCAATGCCAGCTGTAATGCCAGTTGGCGTAATCTCTTTGAGTGTGCCAGCCTCATTCATGGCGTAGAGCTTGGACTGAGTGCCAGCTGCGATCCATCGGTTTGCAGTGTTATCGCGCCAAGTGATAAAGCCTCGGCACAGACCCGTCATCTGGCCAGAAGCTCGTTTTCTCCAGCCACCCATAGGCCGCAAAGTGTTCTCGTACCAGCGCACAAGGTTAGCGTCATACCAGCGGCCTGCCGCTTGGTATTCTGTGCCGTTTCTGTAGATGCCTGGTGGTAATTTGATTGGTATGTACATGATGGCAATTATGTTGGTTTGTTTGAGACAAAGCTCATTGTGACAATGGCTGATGGGACTGCTGGCCGCGTTGGGCTTGTGCTAGTGTCGAAATGCTCAATACTTACACCAGTGTTTTCAGTTCTCCACATAATTTCAATGTAATCGTTTGAATTCATACTTACAAAAAAGTTTAATGCAGCAATGATATGGCTTGGGTCACCAGAGCTTTTTCTTGGAGGAGGGTGAAAACGACTGTTTGAATTGGCAATATTTGTCCCATTCTTACGAAACCAAATATCCACATCTTGACCATCATTTGTGGTGTTCTTAAACTGAATGGAAAACTGCAAGTTCCAGATTCCGGCATCGGCCACAGTAATCCGAGAGTTGCTGGCCACTGTCACGCCATTGGAAAAGTCTGTCGTGTTGAATGTGACCGCATAGGCCGTGGTGGTGTTGGCAGCCACTTGGTCGGTTGAGTCTTGAAAAGCCCCATGGGGGTTATTCATAAACTTGCCGCCCTTTGGTCCAAACAGTGAGCCAAGGATGGTGGTCAGCTTTCTAAAGTACCCATTCAAAGAGCCATAGTTCTCATTAAAGTGCCTGCGCTCATACCCCTCTGGGGGAAAGCCCAGACTGGGTATTGATGGGGTCTCTAATTGCTGCTTGGTGGTCATGGCCCAATTTTGCCCTAAATGGTCCTCAGTGGATAAGTCTTTTCATTGACACAAAATCAGACTACGATAATTTTGCAGCAATCGGCTGCTTTAACTGGGGAATGTCATGAAATTTGAAATGGAATTTGGCTGGACTGGAAATGAGACAGTTACGATCACGACCTTTGATTTTGACAAGATCGCTATTTTGCAAGAATTCATCAATTATCAAGAATCGACCGGCTGGGTCGGTAATGAATATGAAGATGCTGACGACCTTGAAGAAGACTTTGACGACACTGAAGAAGAAGAAGCCACAGAAGTTTGATTCCTGATGGGGCTTACTTGGCCATCAAGTACAGCCCCACATTTGAAAATGCGTAGCCTGCATAGACCACGGCCATAGACGCATTGCCTTTAAGCAGCTGCTCCCCAGCAATGTAGGCATAGATCGCGCCAGTCAGAATGATCAGCCAGGCGCTCATTAGAACGCTGAAACGTCTATGACGTCACCCCTGAATTCGATGAGGGACTCATCGAACTTGTGGACCAGCTCTGGCCATAACAATCGACCATTAAAGAAGTTCAGCACTGCAAAGCCTGATCGGTGATTGCCTGGATTCAGTTCAGCATAATTGAATTGTGGGCCATCAATTTCAGCCAATGTTCCAGTGTCTACGCCAAAACGGTTGCCCCGTAGATCGCTGAATGGCGTGACTTTTAAGGCGTGCAAATGCCCACAGACAGTTGAAACACCCGCATTTAGGGTTGATGTATGCGTTGCGTGAATTCCGTTCTTGTATCGGTGCTTGATAATCACATCCTCGGTAGGCCATACTGCCCAGCAAAATTCCCAATCTAAGAAGTGGTCTGTTAGCTTAAACCCTAATACTTCTTTAAATTGTGGTGCGTGTTGGGCCAGTCGATTGCCAAATCTAACGTCATGATTTCCCCAAGTCCACAGCAGTTTGACATTGTGCCTGGCTGCTTTGGCTACTTCCTCAATCTCACCCAACGCACCCTGACAAGCCTTTAATTCTTGGATAACAGTAGTCGCTGGTTGTTCAGTTACGTCATGGCGGCTTATTGAAGCCCCGTCAAAGGCGTCTCCATTGCATATGACAACCTGGGGGGAAAATTCTTGGATGGCCCACAGTAAGCCCTTAAAGGCCGTGGACCTTTGACCAGGTATGAAGTGCGCATCAGAGAACACAATGACAGTGCCATCCAACATCCCAAGTTCAACTTGCTTGAGTGGACTAAATGACTTGGGTCTGCTTTTGTTATACAAATCACCTCGATGGTCTTTGGCATTGAGGGTCATGTTGTAGTGCTGCTCAATCCACCTTCTGCGTAGATGGACTGCCCTAGTATGTATACCTAGATGATCTGCCATTTTTTGGGCGGACTGAAGTTCACCCCATAGTTGGATAAATTGCATATCCGTACACGTTTCATTATGAGCGCCCATGGGAATCCTTAATTAACAACTTTTCTAAAAGATTGACCACGCGGTGTTCCTCTTTTTCCAAGAGTTCAACAGAAGATTTAGGGTCTTGGGCCGCTGTCATAAGATCATGCAAAAAGACATGAAGCAGCTCATGCAGAGCTGTCTGCTCTAAGCTCTGACGTGAAATTGTTTCCGCACCCCAATCACCCAAACGATATGTGGCCAGCCTTGCGCCCTCGTTGAATTCCACTGAGGCCATGGCATTCTTTGCAGGCTTTAATCCCTTCTCTATGCGCCAGTCGCCAAGATTAAGAATTGCTTGCCATTTCCTGACACTTTGTGCAAAGTGTGCAGCGTCTTCTGGTGTGGGAATGTTTGACATATCAGCACCTTATATGACTTATATGTCAATTTAATTTAAGTAAGCACTGAAAGTGCTTCATTTATATGCTTAATCCTATCATCCAAGCCAATAAAGCCGCCATTGATCTTCTTGGTCATGGTCTTATAGTCTTGACTGTCCGCATACTGGTTGAGCTTGTGGGTGTCCCAAAACCATCCGGCAGTCAGCGCTGCATACTGGGGTGTGGCCACCAGCTCTGGCTGCATGATCAGGTCCACGCCAAGCGCTTTGCCTGCATGGTGATAGTTGGCAGACCCAGTCAATTGAATGCACCCACGGCCCTTAAAGCGCCAGCCATCACCTGATGCCTCATCTCGGTTTCCCATCCTGTTGCTGTAAACAGTGTTGGCAATGAGCTTGGGGTTTTTTGCGCAGGCTTGGGCCTTGGCCGTGTCAAAGCGCTTGGGCCAGAGCTTTTGCAGGGCTTCGGCCCTGTAATTCAAGTTCTCTTCCAAGATTCTGAAGTTACCGCACTCATGGGCGCACTGGCCAATGAAAGCAGCCTGGCGCAATGGCGTTGAAATGTCAAAGCGCTGGAATGTCTCGTTAAGCGCATCGACCCACTCTGGGCCAATGTGCAGTTGCTGGAGCTGCTGACTATTGACCATTGACAAGTCTCCTTACTTCTTCATAGGCACTGGCGCAGGCATTGAGCTTGGTGATAGCTTTGTCTCCATCTGCTGCGATATCGATAAGAGCTGCAATAGTCTGTCGCTCAAGTTCGGTTTCAGTGGTATCTGTGGGTTGTATATTTCCAGTGGCAATGGCGGCACTTGTGCCGGTTTGTGGACAACTTGGGGCTGGGAGGCGCAGCCGACCAGTGCGAGCAAGCTCATGCATAGCAGACTGCTTTTTATTGACATCATCTTGGGCCTTTCTCAATTTGGTTTCTTGGTCTGACAGTTTAGAAGTCATGTTTTTTTCAAGTTCACGCGCTTCATCATTTTTTTTGGCAATGGCAATCTTCATGTCATTGTCCCTGTCTTCCCAGCCAAAGTGATAGCCACCTCGGTAAGAGCCGAACAAGGCAATGCCGATTGCCAGGGCGATATAGGGTAGTGGGATGCCAAACATTATTCTGTCTCCCGTCTGGCCTGCGCCAGCTGTTCGCGCTCATGGTCATCTTCAAGATGGTCCGGTGGCGTGTCTGGTGGTGGACCAGGTGTCCAAGACTCGTCTAATTCTGGGTTGGTCCACTTGGGCATAGCGCCAAATGGCTGGTTAGGGATGCCGTTGGTGGTGGCATTAAACCCGTGATTGTTGCTGTATCCATACTGGCCATAGCCTTGCATGGGTTGGCACATTGGCTGGCCCATGGGTGGTGGCTGCTGCCTAGAAGTCATTGCCCGTTTACCAATAACTCCACCGATACCGCCAACAATTAACAGAACAATGTCGTTCAGCATCTTGGTATAGGCTTGGTCAATCGGAGCCATACTTTTGATAGGTTGAGTCACAAAAGTGACCGAGTAGAGCAAGGAAATTACGATAAATGTGAGGATAAGTGTGACCGAAATCACAACAAACGCCCAAATTCTTACCTCAATCTCGTCAGTTGTTAACTTTTGTTTCTGGTTGAACATCATTGATTTTTTTCTCCAAGATTGGGGCAACCAAGTATTCAGGACAAGTCTGAGTGAATTGGCATCTAGGTTTTTGACATGGTGCAGCATGGAAATTGTCTGGGTTCTGACAAAAATAGCGATATTTCTCATCACATCCATGTAGCATAAAAGCTACAAATACAAGTAAGTACTTCATTTACCAAGACCAACCTTTCCAAGTAGAAGATTGACAATTCTGTCAGACAGATCATCAGGTAAGAACTTCAGAAAACCCAAGAAGTACAAAGCCACGCACCCATAAACGAATATCTTGAGGCACATATCAAAGGTTTTCTGGTACTCATTCACCGACCACACCTTCTGGTTGTTTGACAGAAATCCATCAACTCATAAATGCCAACAAAGACTAAAAACAACACAAAGAAGATTCCACCTATTGCCAAGCCAATCTCTAGTTGTTCTTGCTCTTTTTCTTTAGCGGCTTTCTCTGCCTTCTTTAAAGCACTTATCTCTTTTGCATCTGCCAAGTCCATCTCTGCTTGACGGGTTTTAATCTTGTTCCAAACATCAATCTTGCCTGTCTGCATGAAAAGCATTTTTAGCTCTTCCTCAAATGCTCTGGCCTGTTCCAGTGCCATCTCAATCTGCAAGGCCGTTCCCATGTTCGAGCCTTTGCCAGACTGTTTAGCCTGGAGCATGGCTTTTGTAGCTACAGACTTAGCGTCAAATAGCTTGCCAATCATGGGCGCAAGTGAGCCTAAGTCTTGGGCAACATTGGCTGCCTTCTTGACCATGCTAATGGCGCTTTGTATTCCTGCTAGGGCCGTGATTGGATCGATCATTTTCTCTTCTCCCACTTGAGACAAACAACCTTCCGATTGTAGACATCACCAGTCCATGTCCACCTGGTGCATCGATATTCTGTGGTTGCTGCTAGTAAGACCAGAGCATAAATCATGGCCAAAACGAAATGATGACAAAAAAGCACCAAATGATGGTGATGACCAAAAGAGCCGCAGCAGTGATTGCCACGGCCCAATCTTTCATTTTTTAATCCAAGTCTGCCAAACAGCACCAGCAGCCATGATTAGACCGCCCACCCACAGAATAGGCTTGGCAGCAGAAGCCAACCATCCCAAGACCTTAAAAGCCCCATCAAGAGCCTTCATAGCCTCTACAAGACCCTTTGTGTTCTGGTCTATGCTATCTACCTTGGTTTCGACTTCAATGAGCCTATCGTAGATTTGCTTATGGGTGACTTCGTTTTCCATGATTACTCCTCTGGAGTCTCTTTAGGCAATTGAGCCAATCCAACCATCAGCCAATGTTTTAGCTTGAGTTCGGAATGCTTGATAAGTTGTATATTTTTCACCGCCATCATTGATAGCCGCAAACTCTGCGTTGTAGTCATAAACGCTACCAATAATTTTGCTAATTAACTGTCCTCTAGTGTCTGAAATAGTGCAAACAGCCTCATTCTGCTCCCACTGCACGCGAGGCTCTCCCATACTAGGGGCTGGCACTTGTTGACCATCCCAATGTACCAAAAGAGTCTGTCCTACCACCTGATATGTGGGTAGTTGCTCATCAGAATAAACTTTCATATTGCACCTCTAAGTTGTTTTGGGTATGTTTTTATTAATTTTAAACTGACATGGTTGCGCCATTACTCGCATTACTGCCAAAGATAGTGACCTGCCAACTGTTTAATCCAATCACTTGCACAATAACCCCTTTATTTAAAACGCAAGGCGCGCACCGACATTACCATACAGATAAGAGGAATCAA